ATTAGCAACACTACCTAAAATGTTAACCGATGTTCCAGCATTACCTTTAGATCCTGTGTAACCGATAGATCCAATATAACCAGGAACAGTCGAAGCTGCACCAACTGATCCAGTGTAACCTCTTGAACCGACGAATCCAGGAACAGTCGAAGCATTACCAGCGGAGCCGGCATAACCCGCCGAGCCGACAAAGCCTGGGACAGTCGAAGCGGATCCAGAATAACCTAGTGAACCGATAAAGCCAGTAACGCCTCTAGAACCAGCATAACCAATGGATCCGGTAAATCCGATTGATCCAACGTAGCCAATAAATTGACCTGCATTATCCCATGTGGCACCATTATAGATGTAAAGATCACCTTCGTCAATAACAAATACCGCATTACCCGCAATAGCAGAAGGCCAATCGGTTAGTAGATCTGTAGCTGTGGCGGACGATCCTAATAGTGTAATTGAGGTTCCAGGAATACCCTTTGAACCGACGAATCCAATTGATCCGGTGTAACCAATAGACCCTGTGAAACCTTCAGATCCGGTAAATCCTAATGAACCGATATATCCGATTGAACCACCGAAACCTACAGTACCGATTGAGCCAGTGTAACCTCTTGAACCAGTGAAGCCAAGTGATCCAGTGTAACCTAGGCTACCAAGTGAACCGACATAACCGGCCGATCCCGCAAATCCATTACCACCTACAGTACCTTCGGAACCAACAAACCCTGTAGCACCGATAGATCCGATGTAACCAGTAGAACCAGCATAACCGATTGAACCATTGAAGCCTCTAGATCCAGTGAAGCCCGCGGATCCCGAATAGCCTCTTGAGCCAGCAAAGACGAGTAAACCACCGTATCCGAAATCACCTTTCGAACCGGTGGTCCCGCAAAGCCGATTGAACCACTATATCCTAATGAACCTAGTGAACCAACATATCCTGCTGAACCAGTAAAGCCTCTTGATCCCACATATCCGATAGATCCGGTATAACCAGGTAGAGGATTAGACCAATATACTCCGGTGCCATTTGATGAAAGAACTTGATTAACAGAGCCAGCTGAATTATTTGCAATTAGTGTATTTACTGATAGTGTAGAGATTGATGCACTATTTACAGTTACATTACCTTGCTCATTAATTTGGAGCCATGGCTGAAAGAATGAGATGTCACTAGTCGGTACAGTGTTTTGTGTCTTACCGATCGTAAAGATCTTTTCATTTTCTTCCCAAGCAACAGCCACATTATAGTTGGTAGTATTTGCAGTTTCATAACGCTGCAACACAAAGCCCATATCAGTAAATGGATTTACTTGTGTCGAGTTAACGATGATGAATGAGTTACCAACATCAAGAATAGCAGTATTTACGAATGTTGTAGTACCAGTAACAACAAGGTTACCTGAAATACTTACATCAGTAAAGTTAGCAGAGTTCGAAACTCCTGAACCGAGTTCACCTGGATTGTTCCAAGTATAACCAAGTAGGAAATTAGAATCATTAGCAATAATAGCAGAGTTAACATTTAATTGTACTTCTGTCTTACCGTATGCCAATGTAGTGTTATTTGCAATATATGCAAACTCTGCATTAGTAGAAAATACTGAAGCATTAACATTGAGTGTAGGTTCTGTCTTACCGTATGCAAAGGTTGTATTATTTGCTAGGTAAGTAAAATTTGCATTAGCAGCAAATGAAGCCGAATTGACATTAAGTGCTGATTCGGTTTTACCATATGCAAAGGTTGAGTTATTGGCTAAATCTGAAGTCAGTGAGGTATCACTAACGGACGACCAAGTCTGACCATTTGAGTAGTATAACTTAGTGTCAATATTCTGAACTATAGCGCCTTGATAAAGAGTAGCATCTAGATTTGATATATCTACTGGTGTCTTAATATCTATACGAGTGGCACCAGAGTTAAACTTTATACCCTTCATACTGTTAGATCCTCAAATTCTTCTCTTTGGTTAACAATATATGTGAAGTGTGCAACGCCTGGGCCGCCTTCAGAAATAACTTCTAAGGTCTCGCCAGAAATCATAATCTGTCTCTCAAAGGAGATAATCAAGAAGTCATTTGGTGGAACTGGAGCAGAATTTAATACTGAGTAATACTCACCGTCTTGGCCTTTAATTCTGGCAGAAACTCCAATTGATTCTGTGTCAGTATTGGTTATGGTTAAACCCGTCATGATTGCAGCTGTATTGACAAATCTAGCCGGAACTGGGCCGTTTTGTGGAATATAGTATCTTGGAACTTCGACTAATTGCTTCCAGTCATCTGGTGTACCAGAAAGTTGAGTACGAGAAACTTCAAAGACATTTAATGGTGGTCTAGGTGTTACGGTATTTGCAGCTAAGGTCACGGAATTATCCTCCTATTCCGACTATTAGTGGTAAGGTGATGTTTTGGACACCTCTAGAGAATGCTTGACCTTCAATTGTACTTCTCTCAAAGTCAACTCTTAGATCAGTACCTAGATATGTGTCACCTTGTTCGGTATTAAACGTCGCGTAAATAATACCACCATTTGATTGATAGAGATTTGTAGTTGGTGTAGTAGGGATTCCAGAAGCACGTTGGCCAAATGGTAGAGCATTATAATTCACACCAGATCCCGCATACGAGAATTGATGTGATGCAGCTTCAATCTTTGATTGGAATACCGTTGTGTACTGTTGTGGATTTAGAATCACATTATTTGCGAGCAAGAAGATTTCATCAAGCATTGCATTGGCCCCGGCTTCAGCACTAGGAACCAATGTCGTTCTATATTTTAATTCATCTCTAAGTTCTTTCCAGGACTGTGCAAAGTATGGTGCATAGGAAGGATCGAATGCATATACTGAGTTGGCAGTGTATGGACCAGAAGTATTAGTTGTGAAAAGACCCTGTAACCAGAAGATAGCACCTTTGTCTTGTCCTACCTTTAAATCTTCAGCTGTTTCTAGGAGAATAGTTCTTGTATCTCTAGATGTTAGATTAGCTAAAGCAGTATTACTCAAGAAAGTTGTTGAGAAGTTAGGAATTGTAGGGTATCGTACTGTCATCAATTCGTCAATAATATCTTCAATATTATTTTGAATATAGGTAGCAACGTTATTAGCTTCAACTAACTTCGTGGAATCTTCAACTCCATCAACTCTTACTACATATCTAAATCCAGTCGCGGCAAACGCATAGTCACCGAACGTGGCGTTAGAGTTGACGATTGTGGCTTGACCGCCCGCATGTGCCCAAACTCCTACTCTTGACCAGTTGGTGAAGATAGAAACAAGCTGAACCAATGCATTATTTACAATAGCATAACCGATTCCGTTAGGATTTACTGCTGTGAATGAATCGACAACAACTGATCTTAGCGGTGAATCTTTATCTAGTACGGATCCGTCGGCATAAAGATTTCCTCCAGTCATCGGGACTAGTGGATTACCTAATACTCTATCTTGTGGAGCAGACAATTGCTGATATGTTAAGTTGTGAAGAACTGCACAATCACCAATATAAGGAGATCGAGTAATCACAGCACCTGGTTTGAACGCAAATGCATAACCGTATTTTGGTGGTCCGTAATCTAATGAACTTTTAGTATCACCATCATATAAGCTGTTTTGATACCATGCATCCTCATGGCGAAGTCCAGTAATCGTGAAACCTCTAACTTTAATACCCGAGTTCATTAAGAACATATTGTTGGCCGCAAAGCCGTCAGCCATGACTAATTTAGTAGCACGAGCATCATACCCATACATAGTTACAGTACGAGGTATTTCTGAGTTCGGTGAAACTTGATATTCGCCTGGGTGAACAATAATTGCACAAGGTCCGCCGGATTCACCTTCGGTATTAATAATTGTGTTAGCAACTAGAAGTGCTTGATTAATTGTTTGGAGTGGCTTATAGATAGATCGTCCACTGTTGGTATCACTACCGCCCATGGAAACATATACAGTTCTTTCAACCTGTTTTCTTGGTGTGAGTTGTTCTGCTAGTGCTGGAAGCAACCCAGTGTTAGCCCAAGTTGAAGTTGCGGTATTAAAGTAATACCAATCGTTATTCTGTACTAGTGGATCCGCATATACAATAGCCAAGGAATTGTTTGACAATGTAGTATTTGTTGCAAGAACAGCTGTATTGACTGCAATGAGATCAACATGTGCTAATCCAGAAGCTGATAGAGATGTAATAGATTCTTCTAGTAGATTAACTCTAGGTATATCTATTGACCCGAAGATGATTTCTCCGAGTTTGTCAACTGTAAATTCACTCAAGCCGTTACGTCTTAAGTCCAAAAGGCGAGAATTTACATCAGAATATAGGTCAAATGTATTCATTTTAACCGACGTGAAGCTGGTTGCTTGATCGTTCCAGACGTCCGTCATATTATAAATTTTTGTTGACACTAACTATTCCTCTTTATTCTTTTTATTATTTATTAAACAAAAGCAATGACATTCTATTAAAGTGGTTTATTTGGCCAGATTACATGAGACGTGTCACTAAACATATTAGGTATATCTCTCAGTAACTGTCTATATTGTGCCCATTCAGTCTTCTTGGTGGGATAATCTGGCATTTGGGTATAATCAGATTCAGTTAGTAATGTATTTCGTTTTTGCCTAATCATATCCCAAGTTACGGTATTGACTCTAGATTTAAGAACCAATTGGCCATCTTCTAGTACTAATTTTTTATTTTCTTTATTCATTGTTTCAAAGAATGAAACGTATTGCTCATGGGTTAATTCAATAGCATCATCGGGTATTTGTACTCCACTATCGCTATTGTAGAATCCATCATTATTCACACTAAAGTAAAACATTAGAAACCCATTGCGATCCACCATGCAGTAACATTTACGTTTTCTGTTTGCCAAATTGTAAAGTTTGTACTAGAAACACTTGTTACAGTGGCTGGATTCTCACCTGCTCCTGAATTGATTCTTACACCACCAGATACGGTTACTGCTACCGCAGCTGTAGAGAATGCCTGAGGGAAGTATAGAATCGATGTAGAATCTTGAGTTGCAGGGATTGTTCCCCACTGCAGTAACATTCCGTTTGGAAGTCTGCACCAATTTCCAGTACTACCGCCAGAACTACCTACACCTACTCCGGTTCCACTTGTAAAATGGTTTGCAATTGAACTTACAGTATCAGCAATTGTAGCAGTTGCGGCAGAGGCTACAGACCCCGTTACGTTTGCACCAGTAATATTTGTTAGTGCAGATCCATTTCCGATAAATCCGGTAGATGACAAATTGCCAG